ATGCTGTTGATATTTGGAAGGATGGGGCGGGGCTGGGTCAATCTCGCCGGGTTTAACGATAAAGCGGGCCAAAGTCTCATGAGTTACAAACGTGCAACCACAATTAATATTCTGGCACTGATGATAGCGCTCTTTCGTTTCAGTGCTTAGGTACCGGCTCGAACGAGCATGCGCGGCATCCTGACATAGCGGGCAATGCATCATGACTATTAATCCCCTCTCTCTCTCTCACTTACTAAAGTGGATAATAATTCCGAAACTTACATTTGCAAGCTAATGTTTGCTTTTTTAGCTATCAGCTACCGAGTACTCGACATCCGACAGTCTCACCTCAAGCTCTAAGCTTGTCGTAAAACCGCTATTACTCAGAGAGTGCATAACCTTCGTGATTGTCCATGATTGCTCGTCTATGACGCGCTTAAATCCTGAAACCTGCACGGGTGTCTCCGGGTAAAGGTCGGCGCGCCCTGTCGCCAGCCTGATAGAGAACTCAGCCACCCCACGTTGCAGTTTGTCCCATTTCGCCTGCGCAGCTCGCATGGCCTGCGCTTTAGTGGCGTAAATTGTCGTCAGAGCAAACACGTTGTCATCCTCACCGACCATATACTCACCTTCCCTGGCCTCTGGCGTTTTAGTCTCTTTCTTCTTCGCCTTTGCTTTTGGATGCTGCAGGGCGCGCAAATGCTGCTCTTTAGGTTTGCGCTTAATCTTTACCTTTTTGGGCTTCGGGTCTTTGGTGTGCAGCCATTTTGCCGTAACGCCGGTATACGCCCCACGGTCAGCAATGGAAAACTGATGGCGGTCGCCATCGCTGCGGGTGATCGTGACCTGCGGAATGGCTTTTCCGCTGGCTGTCACTCCACGACCGGCTTTCAGAAAAAGTAACTTTCCCGCCTTTACCGAAACCTCACCGCCGTTTCGCTCGGCGAGGCGTGTCAAAAATTTGGCGTCCGATTCCTGTGACTGGTCGATATGCGGAATTTTTATTCCGGCCAGTTCAGGTATGACACTTGATGTCAGTGTGTTACGTGCCGCTATTGCCGCCACAATTTCGCCGAGCGTCTTATCATGCCAGGACTCTTCCCGACGTGAGTTAAGCGTCCCCCGAAAATCGGCGCTACGGGCGCGGATTGTCACCGTGTCCGGCGCGCCATGATGTTCAACCTCATCGACGGTAAAACTTCCCTTACCCATCAACGCAAAGCCTTTCCACCCGAGGTAAAGCGTCAGTACGGCCCCGCGTAACGGCAGCTCGACCAGCCCGTCAGCATCATCAAGCTCGATGTCGAGCTGGTCGGCCTCAAATCCGCGATTGTCGGTCATCGTCAGGCTCATCAACCGGTTACTGATATTGCCGGTAATGTCTTTGCTGTCGAGCATCAGCATAAAATCGGGCGTCAGTACGCCGCCCGCATTCAGATTAAGCATATCCAGCATCAGCTAATCCCCGCCATGCCAGCCACTGACGAGGCCATATTTCCCGCCTTGCCAATCAGTGATTTTGCCTGTTCGCCGATATCGCCATAAAGCGCCGCAAGGGATTCATCCACGCGGGTGAGAGTCAGCGTAAAATCAATTTTGCGCGCCGTGCCGTCAGCAAAAAACTGGCTTCCTGTCTCGCTGATATTATTGATGACGTACATACCGTAAATCGTGCCGGTGCCATCCAGTAACGGCCAGGCGCGCCCCTCGTCAGCCATTAAACGAATGGCCGTCATCGTCAACTTTCCGCCAGTGAGCTCCGGGTAAAGCGTTCCGGCCAGGGTGATTTTTTCCTCCCCCGGTCCTAAAAACTGAAAGGCGTCACGCTTACCGACGCGTGAATTTGACGGCCATCGATACTCTGCATCGCGTTGTAGCGTCTGATGGGGCAGCGTCTGACGCATAAAAACAAACATTCCAAGAGCTAGCATCATCATCCACCTCCTTAATCGTGCATCATGCTGGCTCGGGCTCTGGCCCGCTTATCGCGTTCATATTTTTCTAACGCGTCCTGCAACTGGTTTCCGAGTTGACCGCCCGGCGCACCACCCGGCATGTTGATTTGATAGGTTGGGCTGCTCTGGTCAATGAAGGTACGACCGGCGGGAGCCGTCACAGGCTGGTAAGCCTGATAACCGCCATAAGAACTGGTTACCGGTATGTAAGAGTTACCCTGCGTGGCGGCACTGGCTTTCGCGGCGGTCTGGTCAAGCGTGCTGGACTCTTTATTGATAACGCCGAGTTTCTCAAGTACCCAGTCAATACCGCTGCGCAGCTTATTAAATGCCGTCAGCGGCAACGTTAAAGCATCCGCCAGTCGCTGGCCGAACAACACACCGGCATCACGAAAACGGTTTAACGTCTCCTGCGAGGATTTGACCGGCGCGATCAGGTTGTTAAAACAGTCCCATGCGGCTTTAAGCTTTCCGCCCAGCCAGTCAAACATCGGTTTAAGTGGTGCAAACAGGTCAGCTACGGGCGCAAAGGCGGCCCGCATTCCTTCAATCACTCCGCCGAAAAATGCGCTGATGGGCTCCCAATATTTACGGATGAGCAATGCCCCGGCGACAATCGCAGCCACAACAGCGACAACCGGCCAGGAAATCGCACCAACAGCGGTAATGATGCCGCCGGCCACCGTTGTAAATACGGTACCGAGCGCGGTCGCAGCGGCGATGATGGCATTCACGCCCGTTATCACCGGCCAGGCAATCAGCCCAATGGTCCCGATCATACCCACCACGCCAAGCGCCACGGCAGTAATCACCCCCAGCGTCTGCGCGAGCGCTTTATTTCGCTGGATCCACTTATCAAGTTTGAGCACGTAGCCGGTCGCTGTCTGCACCAGTTTGCGTAAGGAGGATTCCTGCTGGTCAAACAGGTCAGTCCCCACGGCCTCATAAGCAGACTGAAACTCTTTAAAGTCGCCGCCGAGGTTATCCTGCATAACCTTAACCAGTTCCTCTGTCTTGCCGTCCGAGGCTTTAAATGCCGCAGTGAGTTGGTCCAGCTTTCCCGATTGCGCTGCGTTCATCAGAACAGCGGCGGCCGAGCTGGCCTCTTCACCGAATATCGTTTTCATGTATTCGGCGCGCTGACCGGTACCCAGCTTATTTTTTTCAAAACTGGCCTGCATTTCCTTCAGGATGGTAAATACAGGGCGGGTATTCCCTTTACTGTCTGCTGTTTTAATCCCGAGCTCTTTAATCGCCGTGTATGCCTGCCCGGTGGGTGCCTGCAGTCGACTTAAAATGGCACGACTCCCCGTCCCCGCCATTGAACCTGTAATTTTCGCATCATGAAGTGCGCCAACCATTGCTGCGGCTTCCTCAATACTGACACCGGCATTTTTCGCCACCGGCGCGGTATAGGTCAGCGCATCACTCAACCCGTCAAAATCTGCGGCGGTTTTATTCATTGTCATCGACAGGACATCACCGATGTGAGAGACCTGATCGTTAGTAAGCTGGAAAGCTGATTTCATCCCCATCAGCAAACCGGCGTTCTCCTCCATCGTCCGACGGTTAGCAAGCGCCATATTCAGCGTGACGGGGGTCGCCGCCTGGATTGCTGCCGCATCGCCGCCCGCTTTCGCGATAATAATCTGAGCACCGGCCGCATCATCGGCAGAGGCGGCAGTATTGTCACCCAGCAGTCGGGCCTGTTTTCGCAACGCTGACATTTCTGCCGAGTCTTTTGCCACACCGAGCACCGCCTGTAACTCAGCGTTTTTCTGCGCAAAATCATAACCCGGTTTCATCAGTGTAACCCCGGCAAGCGTGCCGGTTGTCGCCATACCAATACCGGCGGCCCCCATTGTCGCTGCGTTTCCGGCCAGCGCTTTACCGGCCTGATATCGCTGCTTAACCACGTTGAGCTTCGCCTGTTGCGCGCTGACGCGCGCCAGTGCCTCGCGCTGGCGATTAAGCTGCGCCGTTGTTTCGCTTATTCGATTTTTTAGCCCTTTTTCATCATTTGCGAGATTGCGGGTATTAATGCCCACGGCACCGAGTTCACGCTGTTGCCGTTTCACTGACTCAGTAAGGCTGTTGTATTTCTTCTGTAACCCTTCCGCAGAACGTTTAGCGGATTCCAGTGCCTGCGCCTGTGCCCGGGTCGGGCGCTCAGTATTTTTAAACTGAGTACCTAACGCCTCTGCCTCTGCTTTGGCTTTCTCAAGCGCATGACCGGTAACAGCGAGCTGCGCGCTGGTTTTGCGAAACCCGTCAATACGGGATGCCTGACCGTTCAGTTCACGCAGTGATTTTTGAGTGTCCCGGATATCACCAGACAGCGCTTTGCTCGCTGTCTGGATGGTTTTAAACGGGCGGGTCGCCTGGTCAACAGCATTGAGTAAAACCTGTAATTTAACGTCGCTACTCATTCGTGTTTCCGCTTCGTTGAATGGCCTTTTCTCGCCAGGTGGTGAGCTCGGTCAGGCTCATGGGATACAACTCTGATGGCGGCCAGTGAAAAATCACCGCGATATCCGCCATCAGGTCATCGACCGACAGGTTTTTCGGGAAATTTAATCCGCCAAATTCGGCGACAAAAAACCGATCACCTTCGTTGCCAGCGCCATCAGGTCGGGCAAATCCATCATCACGACATCCGACTCAGTCAGTGACGGGCTGGTCATACGCGGCAGCACCTTAATCAGGGCATCGACTTCAGAGCGGGCGACATCGGCCAGGCTGACGCCGCGCAGGGTTCCGGCGTTGGGCTTCATCAGGGTGATGGTTTCGATGACCTGCTCGCCGCGTTTGATGGGGTTTTCCAGGGTGACGATATTTTCTTTGCTCATAAGTTTCTCGCTGTTTACGGATTCGGGGTTAACCGGCCAGCCGTGCTGACCGGGGAAAAATTACAGACCGATATTGCGGCGGTGCTGATCGAGGCGGTCGACGCCGTTCACCTTCTCAATCATGTTGAGGACATCGATTTCAACCAGCTCTTTACCGTTCATGGTCAGCCTGTAGTACGTGCAGACCAGCGATAATTTGCTGCTGGTATCCTCGCCCTGCTTGCTCTCGCCGTTATCGACTTCCTTCACCTTGAAACGGGTCTCAACTTCCACCGCCACGGTTTCGCCGGTATCGTCCTGCTGGTACGAGCCTGCATAGCGCAACAGCGTCCCGGTACCGACGGCACCGTAAAGCGACCAGATCGCGTCATCAGGGAAGCCGCCGAGGGAGATTTCCATCGTCAGCGCATCATCGTCGAGGCCGAAATCTACCGGGGCCGAGCCGGACATCCCGCCGCCCCGGTAATTTTCCAGCTTACGGGTCAGTTTTGGCAGGGTGACGGACTCGATAACGCCGAGGTAGCTGACGCCATCCAGAAATGTGTTCAGGAATTTAAGTTTTCGCGGCATTGCCATGGGTTAAGGCTCCTTAATTGCTGTTAACCGATGACACCAGATTCGCCAGGTATTTATCGGTAATGCGCTGGCGTAGCGTCAGGTTTTCGAGAGGGGGAACCGGCGTATAGTCGTAATCGATATACAGTTTCCCGGCTTTGAGGGTCGCCGCGTCGTTGGCCGCTTCATCAAACCAGCAGGTCGCATCGACGATATAGCCCGCCGTTTTCATCTCGCGAAATTTCGCATTGATACCCGCAACGATGTCACGGATCAGGGTGGCGGTGATGGGCTTGTCGACTGCCCACATGTGACCGGCGGCCATGGTGTCGGCGATAACCTGCGCGGTGCGGGTATAGTTCTCAAACAGGAACAGCGGGTCATCGGAGCAACAGCGGTTGCCCCAGAAGCGGAAACCGTCTTTGCGAATCAGCGTGGTGACGCCAGCCTCGTTAAGCAGGTCGGCATCGGTGCCGGACTCCTGCAAATCCCAGAACACCGACGCGCTGATGCCGGTGACGCCATTCACACCGACGTTTGACAGGGTTTTATGCCAGCCGGTCTCCTGGTCGATTCTGGCGCGCAGGCCCAGCGCGCGGGCGGTCGCCCAGGCGGTTTCGGTCGCGTTCGCCGTGGTATCCCATGCCAGAAAATCCGGCCAGATAACCATCAGCTCACGCTGGCTGAAATTCTTACGATAAAGCATAGCCTCGGAAAGGGTCTGACAGTTCCAGGCGCTGATATAGCCAAAGGCGCGCAGCTTCTGACAAACCGGCGCGAGCGCGGTCGCCACTTCGAGGGAGTCGAGACCCGGCACGCCGAGGATGCGCGGTTTAACGCCGGTGACGGCCTCCGCCGTGAGCAGCGCTTTGAGCCCGGTGTAATGGCCGCTCTCGTCAGTGCCGCCGATGATATTAGAGACAGTCTGCGCTTCGGCATCGTCGCCGGACCCTTCCGCAACGCGTACAACAACAACGACCGGCTTCGACTGGTCGGCAATCGCCTGGAGGGAGGCGGCCAGGGTGCCTTTGGTTCCTGCTTTCGCAATAGCGCTTTGCACGCTGGTAATCAGTACGGGCTTGTTGAGCGGGAACGTGGCGGCATCGGCATCGCTGGCCGTGCAGACCATGCCGATAATCGCTGTGGATACGGTGGAAATGACGCGGGTGCCGTCGTTAATCTCGACAACCTGGACGCCGTGATGAAAATCGCTCATCCGTTTAACTCCGTGGTTAAGGGTGAGCATTATTTTCAGTCGTGGGAGAAAGAGTGACGAGTCATCCCCGCTGTACCGGGTACAGTACAACAGGAATGCCCGCCGGAGAGTCAGGCAACGCGGCTCCAGCACATCAGCAGGGTGTGAGCTTCCACCACGCTGAACGATTTACCCTCGCCGAGGTTATCGGTTTTGCCGCTGGTCGTGTGTTTATGCGCCGGTACCGTGACTTCGTGGTCGTGCTCTCCGGCTTCATCTGTCACGCCCAGCTCTTTCGGGTTAAAGAGCTGCCGCACATCCCCGCCGATTTCCCAGGGGTCATCTTTACCGGCCACACCACCATGATGGTGAATACCGCCGCGCGTGGTCGTCAGCTTCTGCTCAGGCTGCTCACTGGTTTCCCCGCTTACATCAATCTGCACGGCGGGAAGATTAGCCCGCTGCAGGGTGACCGTATCGCTGCCGCCGGTGGTGCCGACGTCCGAGCCGTCCGCTTTTGCCACGCGGAGGGTTCTGTTCTCACCGGTATACGTCCACGTTGACCACGGGTAGCGTTCATTCGGGTCCACATGCTGACTGTAAAACCGGACCGTGCCGACGGGGTTTTCCGCTTCCCAGAAATCACGGATAGCAGTGCTGACCGCTGATGCAATGGCCTCCCTTGTCTCATTCTCCAGAGTGGAAACAATGTCATCGGCATAATCTTTGGCGTTGTTCCCCGCCCGGCGGACTTCTTCCACCGTCGCCAGAATCACTGACGGGTCTGCAATCATCTGCACGTCTGCAGTCTGGCTCACCATCAGCCAGATGTTAATCACCTGGAAACGTCCCGACCCTTCCGCCAGAAGCGGCTTGTAGGATTCGGGCAGGTTAGCCACCGCCAGGCAGGTGCCGGTCTCATCAAAGAGTGCAGCCTCGCGTATCCAGAAGCCCCCGGCCTGCGGCGGCATTATCATTTCGGCGCGGATAACATTTGCCGCCTGGTCGGCGATAACCAGCCGGTTTAACGGTGCGCGGTACTGCTCGTTAATCAGGGCGGTCTGGTCCGGGGACGGCACCGACAGGACGCCGCCCCCGTCACCGACGGCCATGTGAGTGATACCCAGGGGGATACCCTTCACCGCCGCAGCGGCCAGGCGTTCAGCTCCCTGCGCGGTCAGTATGGCGCTGAATTTTTTACTCATAAGGCAGTCCGTAATAGCGGGCTTCCCCGCCGGAGCGGGGCGGCCTCGGGATTAACTCAGGGGTGCGTAATACACCGGGCGCAGACCCATCTGGGTGTTTACCGTTTCGGTATTATTGGCAAAGCCAAACTGGAAAATATCATTCATGCCCCGTACCGGATGCATGCAGACTGTCGCGCCCGGGTTGTAGTTGACGGTGGACCCCGGCGGGATAATCGCCTTCCCGGTCCGGGACGGCCACACGCCATACAGCTCCAGAAGATTTTTTACCGCTTCCGGCAGCGTGTTCTGCGGCTGAACGAAGGTCCCGCCCCAGGCCGGGTGATAAAACTCGTTGTCAGCCAGTCCGGTGGTCTTTGTCACCGCCCGCACGCTGCCAGGGGTGGTGGCCACATAGTCCGCCGTGGAGGTGTTCCCGGTGTGCGTCGGGGTGATAAAAGCCCCGGTCACCGCATGAATGGCGTACCAGCCCGGCACATCAGCGCCGTGTGCACCGAACACCGCAGATGTAGCGAGCGCGGCCTCATTGCCGGTGCCGTAGAGCTGGATTTCGCCGCCCACCACGCGCGCGCCGTAGGTGCGCTCCCAGACGTTTCCGGCAAGGTCGCTGATACCATTGTATTTTTTATCCTGACGATAGGAGACCGGACCGGAGCCGGTATAAATGCGCGGAGACTGTGACGACATATCGCCCGGCTCTTTGCCGTCGATACGGCGCCCGGTCTGGGTCGCATCCCGTGGCGATTTGCCGTACACATCAGCCCCGAGCGGACAGTATCCGCTCTTCACGGCCATCGC